GGAACGGTCCATCGACCCGAGCATCGAGCAGCCGGCGCCATCGCCCGGTGAAGGCTTCAAGCGCGGCTTCGTGGTGAACGCCTTCAGCCCGAAGTTCTTCGGCGGCATCGCCGAGTTCGCCGGCACCTCGGTGCATCTGTCGAACGCCATCAAGGACGTCTACGCGCAGTACGAGGCAGAGAAAGCCAATCACCGCGGCATGCTTCCGGTCGTGTCCTGCACCGGCGCGGAGGCCATGAAGGACAAATACGGGACCAATTACCGCCCGACCTTCAAGATCCTGCAGTGGGTCGAGCGGCCGAAGGATCTGCCGAACCAGAGCCCTGTCGACGCCGCCGACGTTTGGCGCGGTGGCAACGGCTCAGTACCGAGCACGGCCAAGCCCGCTGCCCAGCATGTGCCGCCGCCGGCACCGAAGCCTGCACCCGCTGCCGAACCGCTCGGCGAAGCGATCTTCTGATCACGATCCCGGAGGGCGTCAGCCCTCCGGTTCTTCTTCAGAAACACAATCGTAACCCCGAACGACCAGCAGCATGTCCGGCTTACCCGCCATCGAACTCGCGCCTGACGCGGCGATGATGCGCCGTCACGTCGGACACCTGTTCGACGGCTGGCTCGACGGCTGCCAGGACGGCAGAATCGAGCTCGCCTGGACCGATGCGCGCGACGGCAGGCTCCGGCATGCCGCCATCTTCGGCACTGATCAACTCGACGAGCTGGTCGCGCATGCAGTCGCCGAGAACAGCAACGAAGGACAGAACGTCTACATCGGCCAGGCGCTGCGCAAGCCTGACATCGCACCGTTCGGCCGCTGCAAGGACGAGGATTTCCATGCGTTGACGGCGTTCTACACCGACATCGACGACGACGTCGTTCTCGCAGCCGCGGCCAAGAACAAGGCGTTGGGCTGCATTCCGACCGCGACCGTGGTCACCGGTCGTCATCCGCATCCGCGGGCGCAGATGCTGTGGCGGCTCAATACACCGGTGCGAGATGCCGAGCTTTGTCGGAGACAGAACCTGGCGATTGCGCAGGCGCTCGGTGGCGACACGGCGGTCGTCAATCCCAGCAGAGTGCTGCGCCTGGGTGGATCCATTGCATGGCCCAGGAAGCATGGTCGCATCCCAGAGCTGACCGAGCTGCTGCTGCCGCCCTCCGGCAAACCCGCCGAGTATCTGCCCGAGCAGGTCGCCAAGGCGTTTGCGCCGGTCATTGTCGAGGACGCGGTGCCCGCATCGACCAGCGAGTCATCACCATCCATCGCGCCTGCAGAAACGAGCAGCACACTGCAGATCGGCACGTCCAACCTGTCTGTGGAGCACTGCCTGTCCCGCATCCGCGCTGGCGACCAGTGGCACAACAACCTGGTGCGGCTCACCGGTCACTGGATCTCCCGCGGCTGGTCTGATGCCGAGATCCTGACCGCAGCCGAGGCGCTGACACTGCCCGGATATACGGTCGCAGCCACCCGGCGCGAGGTGGCGCAAATGATCCGCGGCGGTCGCGACAAGTGGGCGACACCGAACCCCAGCATCACGATTGATGAACAGGAGCAGTTGCCCTTCGTTCTTGAGCCCGTGGGCATTCTGCAGCCGTCGAAACGCCCGCCGCGGGATTGGCTCGTCCGCCACCGGCTCATGCGCAAGCACACCACCGTCACCGCCGCGGCTCCCGGTGTCGGCAAGTCGACGCTGACCATCGAGGAGGCGGTCTCGCTTGCAAGCGGTAGGGATTTCCTGGGCTTCGGCATCGACAAGCCGCGCAAGGTCGCAGTCATCAATAACGAAGAGACCCGCGACGAGCTCGAGCGGCGCATCGAGGCGACCTGCGTCCGGTTCGAGGTTCCCTTCGAGTCGATTGCCGACACGCTCTACCTGCACAGCGGTGTCGATGCCGAGAAGTTCGTGGTGGCGCGACGGGGCGAGAACGAGAGCGTCATCGTTCAGGTCCGCGCGCATCAACTGGCGCAGTTCCTGCGCAATGCAGAAATCGACCTTCTGGTGATCGACCCGTTTGTCCAGATCCACACCGTCTCGGAGAACGTCAACGAGGAGATCGAGCAGGTCATGATGGCGCTGCGCGCGATCAGCGTCACGGCCAACTGCGCCCTGCACCTCGTTCACCACACGCGCAAGCCTCCAGCCGGCTCGTCCCATCAGGCGGGTGACATCTTCGCTGTCCGTGGTGGGGGCGCCATCGTGGGCGACGCGCACTTCGTCTTCACGCTCGCCGACATGGGCCAGGCCGATGGCGAGAACCTCGGTGTCGCCGAGGCCGATCGGAAGAAGTTCATCCGGCTCGACGACGCCAAGGGCAAGGTTGCTCCACCCAGCGGCGCGCTCTGGTTTGAGCGTGTCGGCGTCATGATGCCCTACGGGCTGATGGGTGAAGAGGTTGGCGTCCTGGTGCCGCGGTCGTTCGAGCAGTCGCAGGGTGCCGGCGATGTTTCCACGTTCACGGCCACCAAGATCCTGAAGGACATCGATCAGCACTGGCGTGATGGCAATCCGTTCAGCGCGGCGCCTCAGAGCGTTCGTTACGTCGTGCCGATCATGGTCCAGCGTCACGGCATGAGCGCAAAGGCGGCACGCCGTCTGCTGCGCGAGTGGATCACCAACGGAATGGTGACGAGCGAGATGTTCGACAGCGACACCAAATCCCGCGGTCTCAAGGTGCTGACATGGCCAGGCTGACGACCCCTCACGGCTCCTAAAACCCGTACGGAAGTCCCGGAAGTCACCCCTCTAAGTCATTGAAATCATTCAGACGGAGGTCGAACGGAAGTCCGGAAGTCCACCCGCTAACCCATTGAAATTCCACCGGAGGTCTACGGAAGTATGTGTCCCCTTATAATCCCCCCTGAGACTTCCGGCGCTGTCGCGCCCCGGAAGTCTCAGTCCCGGAAGGGCCGGGTCCGGCGTCGAGCCGGACACCGGATCAAGGCGAGCTCGGCCAGAATCTCCTGGTCGCTGCATCCGCAAACCAATCGCGTCATCGATGTCTGGGTGTCGACCACCGATCAACCGGTCGAGCTGTTCACGCGCGAGTACTACTCGCCGCGATGGGGCTTCGTGGTCGGTAACTGCGACGTCGATTGGCTGCACCACCCTGAGTTCATGCCAGAGGCGGTGTTCGGGCAGCTGATCAAGATCGGCTTCCACTCGTCGGCAGAACTGGTCAACGCGCTCCGGCAGTTCGACAAGGTCGATACCTGTAAATGGGCGGCGGCCATGCTGGGTCGCCTGGGGGCAACGCCGTGACCCGTCGCGCACCCAAGCTCTCGCCCGAGACCGAGGTGATGTCGTCGGCCGCCTATCGCATCCAAGCGATGGTCGACGGCCTCGACCAGGTCGCGCTCACCATGAAGCGCAAGTGGGGCATCGACCGGCTGCGGCTGCTCGTCTCCGACTTTCTGCGCGCAAAGTTCGACGAACAGAAAGACCGCCTCGATTTGGCCATTCAATCCGGCGACGAGCGTTACGTCACCGCACAAGTCGAAGGCATGAAGCGCGCCTGGGCCGCGCTCGATCGCGCTGCCCATGACGCAGGCGAGCAGCCGCTCGATCCGCAAGTCTGGGAATGTGTGCTGCCGTCGACCGGCGAGATCGTGTTGCTGGTTCGCACCGCTACCGAAGCCCACCACGTCGCCCGCGAGTGTCGGGTGTTCACCACCGACGAGGTCGCGTTGCTGATCGAGGCGGTCGGCGATGGTGTTCTGGACATCAAACAGAAATTCCCGGGCGCGACCGTCACCGGGATCCGCAAGAAACCGCCAGTCGATTGGGCGAAGGGAGACGAGATTCCGTTCTAGCAACGCGATCCGAGACACAGACGACGGCGGCCAGTAACCGCCAAGCTACCCGAGCCGCCGCCGTCCTTTGACCACAACAACCACCACCAGGGAGGCCATCATGGCTTCGACGACTCTGACTCTGCCTGCAGGGATGGCAAGGGCCCCGGCGGGCGCCATGCTCGCGCTGGATCTGGCGACCACCACGGGCTGGGCGCTGCGCACGACCGATGGCCAGATCCTCAGTGCCACCGTCTCGTTCAAGCCCAGCCGTTATGACGGTGGAGGTATACGTTACCTGCGCTTTCGCCGCTGGCTCGACAGCATGGCGCAGAATGCGGGACGCGTCGGCGTCGTTCATTACGAGGAAGTCAGACGTCATCTCAGCACCGACGCCGCCCATGTGCACGGGGGGCTGCTCGCCACGCTGACCGCCTGGTGCGAGCAGAACGCTATTCCCTACCAGGGCGTCCCGGTCGGCACGATCAAGCGGTTCATCGCCGGCAAGGGCAACGCCGACAAGGCCGCCGTCATCGCCGCGGTCCGCGAGCGAGGGTTCAGTCCTGCTGACGACAACGAGGCCGACGCCATCGCCATCCTGCTGTGGGCCATCGAGACCGACGGGGGCGTTCGATGACGCGGGTGCGTCTCCCGGACCGGCGCTTCGCCGAGACGGTCGTGCTCGAACACGATGGCACGCGGTTCATGGTGACGATCGGGTTCTATCCGGATGGTCGTCCCGGTGAGGTGTTCACGCACGGCGCCCGCAGCGGCTCAAATTTGGATGCGCTGCTGGCTGACGCCTGCGTCGTGGTGTCGTGCCTGATCCAGCACGGCGCCGAGCCGCGCCATCTTGCGGGCGGCATGGGCCGGCTCGGCAACACAAAGCCGGCCTCGGTCATCGGCGCGGTCGTCGATCTGGTCGCAGCTGCAGGCGCAGGGCTGCAACAGCCGATCGTGGAGGCCAGTCCATGACCTCCGAACAGATGCTTCAGCGCGCTGCCGCCATCGTCATCGAACGGGGCGCTGCCTATGGGGATGCGGCGGCGTCCATGTCTGCAGTCGCCACCCGTTGGTCGATCACGCTCGGCCACCCCGTGACGCCGGCACAGGTCGTGCTCTGCATGATCGATCTGAAGCTGACCCGGCTCGCCCATGATCCGACGCATCGAGACAGCGCTCTGGACGTCATCGGTTACGCCGCGCTGCTGCCGGAGGTGACGCGATGAGGTGGACACCGCGCGGCTACGGCGGGCAACGGCGTCCGCCCGAAACGGTGAAACAGGACGGCTGGCGCGAGCAGGGCTTGCTCGCCGTCTCAGTCGACGATCAACGGCTGAGCTGGCCTGAGCGGGAGTTCATTCGCCAGATCGGCGAGAAGCTCTACGGCAACAGACAGGATCGGCAGGAGGCCAAACATGGATAAGTGGACCGTCCAAGTGGTCGAGGATCGGTTGGTTGAAGCCGCTGCTGTGATCCGCCGGCTGCCGCCGGTGCGGGTGCCGGGCTACTTCAACACCTGGCCGTCGATGATCGTGGAGTTCGCCGATCGCGTCGGTCAGCAGCCCGAGCCGATGCGGCTTCCCCCGCCGTCACCTGCTGCGATCAGCCGGATGGAAGAAGCGCTCGGTTGGCTGTATTGGCTCGAGCCGATCGATGCGAAGATCGTTTGGCTTCGTGCTTCGGGCATGCGGTGGAAGCCGATTTGCTGGAAGGTCGGATTGGAACGCGCGGCAGCCGATGAGCACTATCGGTATGCGCTGTGCGTCATCGCCTGGCGGCTCAATGGTCGGCGCAAGACAGGTTCGGGATCACGGCGTTCGTTCATCGCGGCGGCTCGAGCTATTGGATCGGCCAGGCACTGAATGTTTGGTGGCCTCCAATCACCCATGGGCCGTCGTTGCCAATAAATTCCGTGCAGACATTTTTTGATCAGACAAAATCAGGGAATTCCGGTAGCAAGGACGGCAAGATCGCGAGAGTCGCGCCCGCATCCATCCGCATATGCAGATCGTCATCAACGCCCGGGACCAGGTGCTCGCCCGGTACGGCAACCAGCTTGCCGTCCTGGGCGATGGACAGGCGCGCAAGGCGTTGTCGAGGGCGCTCAATCACGAGGGCGACAAGGGACGGACGCAAGTCAAGCGCGCGCTCGTCAAGCAGACCGGGATCAAATACGGCTCTGTCGATAAGGCGATGGCAACCATCAGATCGACGCCGGCGACGCTGACCTACCGGCTCAAGGCGCGTGGCGACGAGACCAACATCGCTTGGTTTGGCGGCGTGCAGCGCGGTAAAGGCGTGTCGGCAGCGCCCTGGAATAAGCGGCGTATCTTTCGGCATGCGTTCATCGTGCCGAAGTTTGGGCGCGCCTTCATCCGCACGTCGAAGAAGCGCTTGCCGATCCGCTGGCTCTACGGCCCGAACCTTGCCCGTGAACTGGTGAAGGACACCAGTGCCGCCGCATGGCGGAGCGGTGTTGTGAACATCGTCGCACGCATCGGTCATGAGATCGCTCGCATGTTGCCGCGCTAACGCGCTGCAACGTCGTGTGCGAGGCCGCGAGCCCGGCAGTTGCCCACACGTGCGTCTTCGTGGCGTGCGACGGATCAGCCAACCCTCCCAAAATATCGCGACCATGGCCGCGTCCAAGGCAACGTGAGGCAACGAACGGGTCCTTCCTCCGGGGGGCTCGAGAGCGGCGGCGCCGCCGCCCGGAAAACGCGCGTTTTTCAAAATCAAGAAACCTCAGTTTGGTTTGGTTTCGAGGTCAAATATCTCAATGATATCAATGCTCGACGCTCAAAAACCTTCAGCCATCACGCGGACCGTGAAGCGCGCCATCGAGCAGGACATCGAGGCAACACCCAGGAACTGCTGCGCAACGCCGCATTTCGTCTAGCCGACGGTGCGCTCGGCGGACCCACAGCAGCAGCACAAAACGGAATGCGGCGGAAAAATCAATAATGACGCGGCGGTGATCACGGCTTGCTGCCATATTGACCTTGCCGCGCCTAGCAATCGTCTGGACTATCTGCAGCGAATGCAATATATTTTTGCGCGTCGTCACGGGAGAGACCGGCTTAAAGTCGGCGCCG